ATAATACTCCAGATAAGGCAAAGGCAGTCTTTTCTGTAATGAAGGATGCTCTGAATGACCCTCAAACTCCTAATCTTCAAAGAGCTGCTGCGTTCTATTTTGTGAACAAGTGCTCTTTTAGTGGTCTGACCGCAAGTTCGTCCTTTTCTCCACAGGCAAGTAACTCCAACTTTTCTCTTCGTGGTATTCAAAAACTACCCGAGTATTCAAAACTTATAGAGAATTGGCGTATAACTAATTACTCCTACGATTATATGATGGATGGAAATATGGGTGCCTTTATGTATCTCGACCCTCCTTATGATATTAAGGACAATCTCTATGGGAACAAAGGATCAATGCACAAAGGATTTGATCACGATAAGTTTGCTGCTGATTGTAATTCCAATAATATGGATATGCTCGTAAGTTATAATACAGACCAACTTGTGAAAGATAGGTTTAAGAACTGGAATGCTGCTGAGTTTGATTTAACTTACACGATGCGTTCTGTTGGGGAATATATGCGAGAGCAAAAACAAAGAAAGGAACTTTTACTTTTTAATTATGGAATTGAAGGACTGGTTGAACTCAATTAATTTTACAAAGGAAAATCTCTTAGAAGAAGACCCGACACTTGTAAAGGAGTATGCTCCTTACATCATTAATCGTTGTCTATCAAGTCATATCGACTGCATTCTTTTTGCGAATGAAATGAATATGAATCATTCTTTAGATAAAGATATGCAATATTCATTTTATCTAAATAGTCTCAGGAAAAAGAAGAGATTTTCTCCCTGGCTCCGAAAAGATACAATCAAAGACCTTGATTATGTTAAACGTTACTATGGTTATAGTAATGAGAAGGCACAACAAGCTTTGAAAATTCTTACTAAAGAACAACTTAATTTTATAAAATCAAAATTTGAAACTGGAGGAAAAAAATGAGTGTCGTTCAAGAACCTGAAGTAAAATGGACCCCTGACCAAATGGTTGAGGTTATTCTTAATGAACCTGATGATTTCTTGAAAGTTCGTGAAACTTTGACTCGTATCGGAGTTGCATCAAGAAAGGAAAAGAAAATCTATCAGTCCTGTCATATTCTTCATAAGCAAGGTAGATATTACCTTGTTCACTTTAAGGAGTTGTTTGCTCTTGATGGCAAACACGCAAATCTTACTGTAAATGACGTTCAGCGTCGTAATCGTATTGCTCAGTTACTTGCTGACTGGGGACTGATTACAATTGTTGATGTTACTAAAATCCAAGATATTGCTCCACTCAATCAAATTAAAGTTCTTTCTTATAAGGACAAAGGCGATTGGATTCTTGAGACCAAGTACAATATTGGTTCAAAGAAAAAAAGAACTGAGGAGGAAGAGTGATGTCTTCAGGAAGTTTTCAATTTCGTTATAATCATCAAAATGAAAATGCTGCTTGGCATACTAACCCAAATGCAAAGTTTGCACTACCTAGCGAAGATGTAGATATTAGATGTGATGACCCATATCTAAATGAAAATCAATTTATGGAAATGGTAAGAAGATTTTTCTTTGCCTGCGGATATACAGAAGAGCAGTGGGTTAACGCATTATCAACCCATTTATCGGAAGTTAATGTAGAAGAAACCGAATGATAAGGTAGGGAGTTCTACACTCCCTTTTTTAATGATTTCTGATATATAATAGTGAAGGATGCCTTTAAGGGTCCTAAATTTACACTCGCTTTTTAAGGAGAATTAAAATGACTTTACTCGCAAAGTATAATAGTGCAAACATTCAAAAGTTTCTTGATGACGTAAATCGTTATTCTATTGGTATGGATGAATGGTTCCATAGGATGGGAAGTCTTCATCAGACAGAAACTAATTACCCCCCATATAACGTAATTCGTGAGAGTGATGTAGAATTTCGTTTAGAGGTTGCTCTCGCAGGATTTAAGTCTAGTGAAATTACAGTTTTTACCGAGAACAATAAACTGTTTATTGAGGGTGATAAGGAAATCAATTCTGATAAAGAATACGTTCATCACGGTCTAGCAACAAGAGCATTTAAAAGAGCTTGGACTATCTCTGACGATGTTGAAGTAAAAGAAGTTCACTTTGAAGATGGTTTGCTTTCTGTCAAACTATCTAAGGTTGTTCCAGAACATCAGAAGAAAAAAGTTTGGTTCTAAATAATTAAGAATATCGTCGGCGCAGAGGGAAGACTGGCAAAATCCAGTTGACTTCCCTCTATTTTTTGCTATAATACCTTGAGAGAGATTGTGAAAATGTCAATTAAACTAATTTTACTAAAGACTGGAGAAAAAGTTCTTACTGATGCAAAAGAACTTGTTTCCGAAGAAAAACCTTGTGGATATTTATTTGAAAATCCATTAAAAGTTAAAACCGTAGAACCAATAACGCTTTCTTCATCTGAAAACGTTGATATTGAAGATGACCAAATTACAGTTTCAGTATCCCCCTGGATTGAGCTTACTACTGATGATAAAATTGTCGTCTCACTAGATAGTGTAGTGGCAATTGTTGAACCACTAGAAAGTTTAAAAAATCTTTATATGGAGAAAGTAAATGGAGAAAAAAAATCTGATAGTGAAGTGTCTTTTACTGAAGAATAATGATGTTTTAGTTTCTGAAATAGTTGAAGTTGGTTCTGAACTTGGAGAACCTGATTGCAAGTTAACAAATCCTTATAAATTGATTGAGGAAAATGACAATCAATTTTTGATTCCTTGGATAACTTTCAGTAATCAAAGTGAAATAATGATTCACTCTGATAGTATACTTACTATCGTTGAACCTACTGATAAAATTAAAAGACTATATTTTGAATTAATTTCCTGATGAGATTTTATACAAACGTTCAAATGGTCGGAGACCAATTTCTAGTTCGTGGTTATGAAGATGGGCAACACTTTATGACACGGGAGAAATTCTTTCCGACCCTTTTTGTTCCTTCAAAAAATAAAACAAAATACAAAACCTTAAATGGCGAATATGTTGAATCTGTTCAACCCGGAACAGTCAGAGACTGTCGTGAGTTTATTAAAAAGTATGATGGTGTAGAAGGATTTAAAATCTATGGTAATGAAAGGTATATCTATCAGTATATTTCTGATATGTATCCTGAAGATGAAATTAAGTTTGATATCAATAAAATCAAACTGATGACTCTCGATATTGAGGTTGCTTCTGAGAATGGATTTCCTGACGTAGAGAATGCTGCCGAAGAGGTTCTACTTATTACTCTTCAAGACTATACAACTAAAGAAATCCGCACTTGGGGATTGGGTCCTTTTGATAATAAGAAAAAGAACGTTTCTTATCGAAGGTTTTCTACAGAAAGAGACCTTTTATATGATTTCATTCACTGGTGGATGGATAATACTCCAGAAGTTGTGACAGGATGGAATATTGAACTATATGATATTCCATATCTAACTCGTAGGTTAGATAGAGTTCTAGGTGAAAAACTGATGAAGCGTATGTCTCCTTGGGGACTCGTAACAGAAGTTGAAGTCTATATCTCTGGAAGAAAGCACATCTCTTATGATGTTGGTGGAATTACTCAGCTTGATTATCTAAATCTTTATAAGAAGTTTACTTATAAAGCACAGGAATCTTATCGTCTTGATTATATTGCTGAAGTGGAACTTGGTTCTAAGAAACTAGACCACTCTGAGTTTGATACTTTCAAAGACTTCTATACCAAAGGTTGGCAGAAGTTTGTTGAATACAACATCGTTGACGTAGAACTTGTTGACCGTTTGGAAGACAAGATGAAACTGATTGAACTTGCTATCACGATGGCATATGACGCTAAGGTTAACTATGCCGATGTATTCTTTCAAGTAAGAATGTGGGATACAATTATCTACAATTACCTGAAGAAAAGGAATATTGTTATTCCTCCAAAGGAAAGGACTGATAAGAATGAGAAGTATGCTGGTGCTTATGTAAAGGAACCTATTCCTGGAATTTATGATTATGTAGTTTCATTTGACTTGAACAGTCTGTATCCTCACCTCATTATGCAGTTCAACGTCAGTCCAGAAACACTTGTTGATGAAAAGCACCCAACAGTAACCGTAGATAAAATCCTAAATCAAGAACTTACATTTGAAATGTATAGTGACTACTCAGTTTGTGCGAACGGGGCGATGTTCCGAAAGGATATTCGTGGATTTCTACCAGAACTGATGGAGAAGATTTATAAGGAAAGAACCATCTACAAAAAGAAAATGCTTACGGCAAAGCAAGAATATGAAAAGAAAAAGACTAAAGAGTTGGAGAAGGAAATTGCCCGTTGTAATAACATCCAAATGGCACGTAAAATTCAATTGAACTCTGCCTATGGTGCAATCGGGAACCAATACTTTAGGTACTATAAACTTGCAAATGCCGAAGCGATTACTTTGAGTGGTCAAGTAGCAATTCGTTGGATTGAAAATAAGATGAATTCTTATATCAATAAAATTCTAAAAACTGAAGAGGTTGATTATGTTATTGCTTCTGATACTGATTCCATCTATCTTAATATGGGTCCTTTGGTCGAAACTGTATTCAAAGGAAGAGAAAAAACTACTGAGAGCGTTGTCAACTTCCTTGATAAGGTCTGTAAGGTGGAACTTGAAAAATATATTGAAGGTTCTTACGAAGAACTGGCGGAATATGTAAATGCCTATGAGCAGAAAATGCAAATGAAGCGGGAGAATATTGCCGACCGTGGAATTTGGACTGCTAAGAAGCGTTATATTCTTAACGTATGGGATAGTGAAGGTGTTCGTTATGAGCAACCAAAACTTAAGATGATGGGTATTGAAGCAGTTAAATCTTCAACTCCAGCACCTTGTCGTAAAATGATTAAGGATGCTCTACAACTGATGATGAATGGAACCGAAGACGATGTAATTGATTTTATCAATAATTGTAGAGAGCAGTTTAAGAAACTTCGCCCAGAAGATATTGCTTTCCCTCGCACAGCATCTGATGTAAAAAAATATCAGTCATCTTCTGACATTTATCAAAAGGGAACTCCAATACATATTCGTGGTGCTCTTCTTTTCAATCACTACATCAAGACTAAAAATCTATCAAACAAATATTCTTTGATTAATAATGGTGAAAAGATTAAGTTTATTTACCTTAAAAAACCAAATATTATTCAAGAGAATGTAATCTCTTTCATCCAAGATTTCCCCAGAGAACTTGGTATTGACAAGTACATCGACTATGAACTACAATTTGAAAAGAGCTTTTTAGACCCACTTAAATCAATTCTTGATGCGATTGGATGGAGAGTTGAGAAAACTTCAAGTTTAGAATCATTCTTCCTATGAAACTTCCAATAACAGAAAGAGAGTTTAAAACTATACTCAAACTGCTTGAAAAATCTAGTGAAAAGCAGTTATACGCAAAATTATGGACCTTCGATATTAACCAAAAGAAATAACTATGGACTTTTTAAAAGATATTGTAAAAGAAATTGGTGGAGAATACACACAACTCGCTGCTGAGATAGATGAAACAGAACAGTTTGTTGACACGGGTTCTTACATTTTTAATGCCCTTGTTAGTGGTAGTATTTTTGGTGGGGTTTCTGGTAATAAAATCACTGCAATTGCTGGCGAATCCTCCACAGGAAAAACTTTTTTCAGCCTTGCTGTGGTTAAGAATTTTCTTGATAATAATCCCGATGGATATTGTCTATACTTTGATACTGAGGCAGCAATTACCAAATCATTACTAGAAAGTCGTGGTATTGATACTTCACGTCTTGTAGTCGTAAATGTTGTAACCGTAGAAGAGTTTCGTGGAAAGGCACTTAAGGCAGTAGATATATACCTTAAGAAACCTTTAGAAGAACGCAAACCTTGTATGTTTGTGCTAGACTCTTTGGGTATGCTTTCAACTGATAAGGAGATTACTGACGCACTTAACGATAAGCAAGTTCGTGATATGACTAAATCCCAGCTTGTTAAAGGTGCCTTCCGTATGCTTACTCTCAAATTGGGTCAAGCAAACATTCCTATGATTGTAACTAATCACACTTATGATGTTATCGGTGCTTATGTTCCTACTAAGGAAATGGGTGGTGGTAGTGGTCTTAAGTATGCCGCTTCTACTATCATTTATCTTAGTAAGAAGAAGGAAAAGGATGGAACGGAAGTCGTTGGAAATATTATCAAGGCAAAGACTGCTAAATCACGTTTAAGTAAGGAGAACAAAGATGTGGAAGTACGTCTCTACTATGATGAGAGAGGACTGGACAGATATTATGGGTTATTGGAACTTGGAGAAATTGGAGGACTTTGGAAGAACGTTGCAGGACGTTATGAAATGGATGGTAAAAAAATCTACGGGAAACAAATTCTAGCAAATCCAGAAGAATACTTTACTGAAGAAGTAATGCAAAAACTTGATGAAATTGCTAGAGGTGAGTTTTCCTATGGTAGTTAAGTTGAATGATTTAATAAAAGTCTATGACAACGTACTTCCTATTAATGTATGTCAGTCTTTAATAGACTTTTATGAAAAAAACTTAGATAAGGTAGAAAATATTGATGAAGATAAAAGACCTTCTTTTTCCCAAATTAATCTAACTGAATTTCATAATCAAGATGAAGAAACTACTAAGATGCACAACTACGTTATATCTAGAGTTTTAGACCACAAAAAAATATATTATGAATATGTAGATTCCAGAGCATTTCCAAAAGAAAATGCTTTTGAGCAAGTTAGAATAAAAAAATATAGAAATAATGGAGAAGACTTATTTGATTCTCACGTAGATGTAAAAACTTACTCTTCTGCTAGAAGGTACTTATCTTTTCTTTTTTATTTGAATGATGTTGATGAAGGTGGGGAAACAATCTTTACTGATATGAAAATCAAATCTAAGGCAGGAAGACTATTAGTTTTTCCTCCTCTTTGGATGTATCCTCATAAAGGATGCCCACCAATTAGCAATGAAAAGTATATTATGAGCACATATTTGCATTATAAGTAATGGAACAAATTGAAACTACTATTCTAAGAAACTTAATTTTTAATGAAGAATATGCTAGAAAGGTAATACCATTCATCCAACCTGAATATTTTCAAGACAGGTCTCAAAAGGTTATCTTTGAGGAATCGACTAAGTTTATTGTTACTTACGGTTCCCTAATTACAACAGAAGCACTCGAAATTGAGATTGATAATCGTAGAGATTTGAATGAAAGTGAAATTAAATCCATCACAGAAATCATTTCAAATCTTCAAGATGTTCCATCAGATAATAAGTGGTTACTAGAAACTACTGAGAAATGGTGTAGAGACCGTGCCATTTATTTGGCACTTATGGAATCTATTCAGATTGCTGATGGTCAGAATGATAAGAAAGGTAGGGATGCCATTCCTCATATTCTTTCTGATGCTTTAGCAGTTTCATTTGACAATAATATCGGACACGATTATCTTCAAAACTATGAAGAACGATACGACTTCTATCACAAAAAGGAGGATAAAATTGAATTTGACCTTGATTACTTTAACAAAATTACGAAAGGTGGTCTCCCTAATAAAACTCTTAACATCGCTCTTGCTGGTACGGGTGTCGGGAAATCTCTATTCATGTGCCATGTGGCTAGCTCCGTCTTGCTCCAGGGACGGAACGTTCTCTACATTACAATGGAAATGGCAGAAGAAAAAATTGCTGAAAGAATTGACGCAAACCTTCTAAACGTTCCCATTCAAGACTTGGTTGAGTTACCTAAATCTACATTTGAAACAAGAGTAACTAATCTTGCCAAGAAAACACAAGGTTCTTTAATTATCAAAGAATATCCAACAGCATCTGCCCATAGTGGACACTTTAAAGCACTTCTTAATGAACTTTCACTTAAAAAGTCATTTAGACCTGATATTATTTTTATTGACTACCTTAATATTTGTGCTTCCTCTAGGTATAGGGGGAATCTTTCTGTCAATTCTTACTCTTATATCAAAGCAATTGCTGAAGAACTCAGAGGATTGGCAGTGGAATTCAATGTTCCCATTGTCTCTGCTACCCAAACTACCCGTAGTGGTTTTGCTTCTTCTGATGTTGAACTTACTGATACTAGTGAGTCCTTTGGTCTCCCTGCTACTGCTGATTTTATGTTTGCCCTTATTAGCACTGAAGAGTTGGAAGAACTTGGGCAGATTATGGTAAAACAACTTAAGAACCGCTATAATGACCCAACCGTTTATAAGCGTTTTGTTGTTGGAATTGACCGTGCCAAGATGAGACTTTATGATTGCGAACAGTCCGCACAAAAAGACATACTTGACAACGGCGATGACGACGACTATAATGATGAGGAACGGTTTAGAAAACCTACTAAAAAATCATTTGAGGGATTTAAATTTTAATGGAAAACGAAAAGCACGTTGATTTTAATAAGTACGCTGAATTTGTCGATGCCGTAACCTCTGACGCATCTAAAGAATTTCTTGCTCTATCCGACCGTCTAGTTGCTCTTGATGAGAAAGGTGCGAATATTGAACGTCTCCTAACTGCTGCCGTTGGTATTAATGCTGAGGGTGGAGAGTTTATGGAAATTATCAAGAAAATGATTTTCCAAGGCAAACCCTGGAATGAAGATAATAAGGAACATCTGATTATTGAACTTGGAGATGTAATGTGGTATGTTGCCCAAGCTTGTCTAGCACTTGACATTACTCTTGATGAGGTTGTTGCTCGTAATGTTCAAAAACTTCTGAAGCGTTATCCTGAAGGTGCCTTCGATGTTTATTTCTCAGAAAATCGTGCTTCTGATGATAGGTGATTCAATCTAAATAGTCTTATTGTAAGACTATAGATAATGGCAGGACAATTAGGATTTCTTTACGAAGATAAAATACATAATAAATTAAAGGTTAATAATTTAGTTCCTGCCGGTTTTACTCCGGCAGGTTCTGACCCTAATGCTCCAGATGCGATGTTTATATATGGAAAAACTCCATATAAACTTGAAGTTAAACTTGATTTGAAAGCAGATTATGGTCAAGGAACTTTTGAGTATTTAAATGGTAGATGGGTTCTTGGAGGTTCTAAGACAGAGGCAGCAGATGAACTTCGCTCTTTAATGAGGTCTGTTGGTGTTGAAGAATTTGCAAATAGGGAATGGGGTCCAAGTGGTCCTCCAAATAAAGGAACCGTTGATAATAAGGATTTTACTAACGAAATGGTAACTTCCGATTATATGAGATTTGGTGATAGATTTCTTGCAATACCTTCTAATGCACTATGGTCATATTATGCTGCAAAATCCACATATTATATTCAGATAGGTGGATATGGCCTTTATTATATGGCAGCAAATCCCGCAAGACTTCCTGTTCCAAGATTTGACCCAAAATTGAGAATAAGAATCAGACTTAAAAGAGGTGGTAGTTCTCCGATTTACAATTATAGATTTACTACAGCACTACAAATTACTTCTAGACCAACAAGGTCTCCTTATAATATTGAGCACGATTTGGACTTTTTATTGGAAAATGAATAATCATATTAAAGATTTGATTAATAACTTTAAAGAGGGAAATTTTGAAGATTTCCTAAAATACTTTTACTTTTACTATGATAAAAAAATCTCTTCAGAAAAGTCCCAGAATGTAAAGAATAAATATATAATGATAAGAAAAAACATTCTGTCTTATATCTTGGCGAATAAAAATAAGATAATCGCAGAAATTAGTAATAGGAAAAATAAGTAAATGAAGTCTTTTCTCCAATTTCTTAGTGAAGCAAGAAGTGCCGCAGCACAGCAAGCAAAGCAAATGGGCTTGGAAGGTGATGGGCATGGGGGTTGGTATAAGCAGGGAGAATTTGTAGCAAAAACTGTAAATGGAAAATTGCAGTTCTTTAATAAGAGACAGAGAGTAGGTGAAAGAGACCCGAATCAGACTGATTTTGAGAGAAGAGTTCCATCTCCCTCATATAATGACCCAAATGCCGCTCCAGCAGCACCAGTAGAGCAGCAACCAGTTCAGCAGGAACCAGCACCCCAGCAGGCACCAGTAGAGCAACCTCCTGCCCCCGTAGGACCCCCTCCAGTTCCCAAGACTAAAGGAACCCTGACCGTTGCCTTTGGTCGCTTCAATCCCCCAACCATCGGACACCAGCAACTGATGGACGTTGCTGCACAAGCAGCATCTCAGGATGAGGGTGGCGAATACCTCATTTACCCATCTAGAAGTCAAGATAAGAAGAAAAATCCTCTTGACCCAGATACAAAGGTTTCATATATGAGAGGAATGTTCCCTGCCCATAGTGAAAGAATTGTAAACGATGCCAACACAAAAACCATTTTTGATGTTCTAAAAAGAGCACATAATGATGGATATACAAACGTAAGAATTGTTGGTGGTGCTGATAGAGTTAAAGAATTTGAGAAACTATCCAACAATTATAACGGACAACTATATCAATTTGATAATATTGAAGTATTGTCTGCTGGCGAAAGAGACCCTGATGCCTCAGGTGTAGAAGGTATGTCAGCATCAAGAATGAGACTGGCAGCGTCTGAAGGTGATTTTCGTAAGTTTAGAGAAGGTCTCCCTCCAGATTATCCAAGAGACCAAGCTATGGAACTCTTTAATACCATTCGTTCTTCTATGAATATCAAAGAGTGTAAGGTATGGGAAATTGCTCCAAAGTATGACTTTCAAACTCTTCGTGAAAATTATATTCAAGAAGCAATTTTTAGAGTTGGTGAATTAGTAGAAAACATTAATACAGGTTTGGTTGGTAGAATTATTCGTAGAGGAACTAACTATCTTATTTGTGTTACTGAAGACAACATTATGTTTAAGTCTTGGATTAAAGATGTGACTGAGGCATATACTGAAAAGAAAATGAAAAGAAAGAAAAGAGTTCCAGGAAAACCTAATACCTTAGTGGGGACTGATGGTTATCTTGGATATGCTATGGATGTTATGAAAATAGACCGCATTAAAAATTTCATAAATAAAAATAAGAAAAAGTAATTCACATTCATATGAAAAAGCATATTGCTGAAGAACTTCCAGCTAGAAAGTTCAAACAAGCGGACATGGACGCCAGTAAAAAGGAAGATGGTGGTAAAGAAGGTAAAGGTCCTGAAGAAAGAGTAAGACAGGCAGTTTATGACATTCGTTATAGATCTAGAAGGGAAGAAATTCCATTAGCACAAGCATTTGCACAATATATGCAAAATAGTAATATGAGTGCTCCAGAAAAAGCAGCAGTTAAAGCTAAATTGGCAGGCAAAGAAATGAAAGAAGAATATGGAATTTCAGAGTTAGCATCAGACTCTATTGCGAATGCTCTTTACAGAGTTTTTGTAGAAGATTCTACTTCTGAAGAAAGTAGTGAGGATGAATTACTTTCATTTTATAGGGAAGAAGTCATTAAGAATTCTAGAGGTGAAACAAAGTATAAAGTTGAAGTTATGGGGACTGATGGACGCTCATATGTTCGTTATGCTACCAGAGATAAAATTAACGAACTGAGAGCAAATCCAAATATTAAGTCAGTTGAAATGACTGATTATGGCGAACCTTATGAGGGTGAAAGGTCTAAAGGACAACAGACTGCTGCAGCAAAAGCAGGTAAGGATTATGATGGTGATGGAAAAAAAGAAAGTAGTTCAAAAGAGCACGCTGGAGTAGTTCATAATGCTATTCAGCGTAAGAAAGGTGGAATTCCTGATGGTCAGGATACTCGTAAAGAGTCTGTAGAATTTATTGATGAAGTAAAAAAAGTAAAAAAAAAGAATAATGGTGATAAAAAACTTGAAAAACTTGATGTAATGACTGGAAAAAATACTGTCAAAGTTGGTCCTACTGATGGACAAAGTATCATGGCAGGATATGAGTATTCTAGTCCAGTTTTGACTGAAAATGATGTTACACTAGGTCAGTTAAAGTTCTCTAAAATGCTTCAAGAAATGGCAGTAAGTCAAAATCAGCAAGAACTTGCTGCTATGGCTATTAAATATCTTGATGGTAATATGCCTGATGCTAGTGAAGCAGTAAAAAATATGGCAAAAATGGGAAGAAAAGAACTCAAAAAATTTGCTAGAACTTCTCATAAAGGTCTTCCTGAAAAAGTAGAAGAAGCAAAGTGTGAAACTTCTGATAGCGAAGATGAAGATACTAGAGATGAATACGCAAAGAAAAATGTAATTAAGAATAGACTTCGTGCTGCACTTGGAGTAAAGAATCCTATTGTAATCTCTGCTTCTAATGAGATAGAAGGAGAGCAGATTGATGAAATTGCTCCATTAGTTGGTGGACTTGCATTAGGTGGTGCTGCATTAGGTGCAAAGGTGTTATCTGATGTTATGACCAAGTACAGGAATAAAGTTACTGGAAAGGCACCTTCTGCAACTACAGGAAAACCTGATACATCTCTATCTGGTAGAAGGAAAGATTATAATGATGCAATTAAGAAGGTATTAAATCAGTCTTATGAACCAGAAGGTGAGCAAATTGATGAACTTCGTAAATCTGAAAAATTAGGTTTTGGTTCTCCCGATACATCTAGAAATTTTATACCAAGAGAAACACGCAAAGAAAGAGGTGGAAGGGGAGGTCGTCATTTTTGGTCTGGTGGACAAGGTGGATCTAGAACCGAGCGTGGTACAAAGAAAAATGAACCAGATTCTCAACATCAAAGATTGAATCCACCAGAAGAAAAAGGACGCCAATTAAAAAGAGGTAGAAATGCTGCGAGACAAAGGTGGCATTCTGCAAGAGATTGATTATTCTAAATAATTATATACTACCTTACTAGGAGGTAAATCCCATGTCAGTAGCAGCACTCTGGGCTTGGATTATTGCTAACGAAGCAGCAGTAGCAACTCTTCTACTTGTTGTTTCCGAACTTCTTGGTGCTATCCCAGCATTCAAATCAAATGGTATTGTTTCATTTGTTCTTCTTCAAGTAAGAGAATTTGCTAAGAAAAGAGGTGGAGAAGATCCAACTCCCTGAGTAAATATAAACAATTAGTCATAAGGAGACTTTTTCAAGGTCTCCTTTTTTTATAAATATTCATAGAAAAAGATTTAAAAGGTAAGTAACATGTCACTTTGGGGCAATAAAGACTCTGTTTATTCTGATGGAACTATTGAAGTTAATCTTGATTCAAAAACAGTAACTGGTTCTACAGGAGTAGTAACATTCACTACCGCTGGAATTTCAACTGGAGATGTTATAACTGTAGGTACTGGAGCAACTTATGGTTATGCAGTTATTACTGGTTTTACTTCAACCACTATTTCTATTGCAAGTACCGCTAATTTTGTTTCTGGACTAACTACAGTTCCATCTGGCACTACCTATAATATTTCAGAGGAACCAATTTATACTCTTGGTGATTCAATCTATAGAGCACCAGAATCAAAAACTACAGGATTTTCAACAAGTCCAGTATTTACTGGAGTATTCGGCGTAGATGCAATTGAAGTTGGTGTTGCAGCAACCACCGATTTTGCCGTAACTCATAGTGGATGGGTTGGTATTATGACCTATGTTGATGCTCATGGTAATTTTAGAGTTAAGCATGAAGTATTAGTTGCTGGTGGCATTTCCACTACTTCTGATGCTGACGACGATACATTATTTGCAGATAGCTGATAATATTTTATGAGATTTGATGAGTTGAATGAAAATAACTATTTGTTATTTGCAATAAAATTCTATAATAACCCTCAAGCACTCACTAAAGAGGACTTTGAGGATGATTTGAAACGAATTAAATACGTTAAAAGGTTACTTAAGAGATACCGAAATACTGGTGTTCTTAAGACTCATCTTATCTTAAATCACTTAACAGTTTTGTTTAATGTATTTGATGATGCTGCAGTTCCTCTTTTGTTTTATAATTTAGAAAGAGAATTATGGCCTTCTATAAAGAGTTTTTTATTATTTTTGAATAGGATACCGGAATATCCAAAATCTTTTATTAACGAAATAAAAGAAGATGTTTATTGTCTTAATGTTTTAGGAGAAGTCTAATGGATAAGATAGATAGAATTATTGAAATTATTAGAACTCTCCGTGAAGAAGGTGAGGGTGGTGGATCATCTTTAGGTCCTACTAATAGTCTTGCTGCAGGAAAAATTGCAGGAACAGAATTTTCTGGAGATCATCCTCCTGTAAGAAAGAAAAAGAAAAAGAAAAGTAAAAATTATATGAGCGGTGGTAGAGGTTCCAGAAAAATGTGGTTAGATTTTTTGAGAAATAAATAGTATTATGGTTTAAGATTTTTAGGTGATATAACAGCATAACTACGGAAAACAATTATGTCACCATTCTCAGTTAGAAGATCTGACTTGGCAAAGTTGGATGTTTTAGAAACAAAATTTAATATTTACGAAGATTTATCAAGACAGATGCTTGATAAATTGGAGGCAGCCGTAGATAAAATATCAGAAGCAAACAGTACGATTGCTAATATTTTAACTAAGCATGATGCGAGAATTGATCAAACACTAAAAAACGATCAAGTTTTTATGAAAGAAATTGATGAAATGAAGGAAGAAAATAAGAAAGACCACGAAAGGGTATATTCTAGAATTGAGAAACTAGAGACAAAAATAGAAGACTTTGTAAAGTTTCGTTGGATTCTTGTTGGAGCAGTTATTATTATATCCTTCATATTTTCCCAATCAACCACAGTCGTTGACATCTTGACACCAAACGACGAATCTGTTAGAATTGAGAAGACAAAGTAATATCTAATTTGTAATGGATTTGATTGACTCCAAGTATATTGGGTTAGTATCTTCACGTCTTCAAAAATTCAAAAAGGTAAAATCGAATCTCTATAATTTTCGTTGTCCTATTTGTGGAGATTCGCAAAAAAATAAGAATAAGACTAGGGGTTATTTTTACTCGGTAAAAAATAACACTAATTTCAAGTGTCATAATTGTGGTGCTAGTCTGTCTTTTAATAACTTCTTAAAGAAAATCGACCCAACTCTCCATCATGAATATTCGATGGAGAAGTTTAAGGAAGGTTTTACTGGAAAGAATTTTGTAGTAGAAGAACCAACGTTCGACTTTAAGAAACCTACTTTCAAATCAAAATTAAATTTACCAAAAGCATCTGAAAATGAAACCGCAAAAAAGTATTTGGAGTCTAGAAAATTAAACCCAGAAAAGTTTTATTTTGCTGATAAATTTAAAGAATGGACCAATACTCAAAAATATACTTTCAGCAACACAAAATACGAAGAAAGTAGAATTATCATACCTCTTCATACAAAAGATGGGGAAGTCTTTGGGTTTCAGGGAAGAGCACTAGGAAAAAACTTTGTTAAATACATTACCGTCATTCTTGATGAATCTATCCCAAAAATTTATGGGTTGAATCGAATAGATACGACAAAAACCGTGTATGTAGTTGAAGGTCCTTTTGACTCTGAATTTGTTGATAATTCTGTTGCTATGTGTGGTGCTGATGTGGACATTTCAGAATGTAATTTTTCTGATGTGGTATATGTTTTTGATAATGAACCAAGAAATGCTGAAATTTGTAGCAGAATGAAAAAGACAATTGAAAACAATTTTAAAATTGTAATCTGGCCAAAGACCATTCCTTATAAAGACATTAATGATATGGTATTGGCTGGACTTCAGGTTATGGATGTGTTAAAATCAAGTACATACTCAGGTTTAGAGGCAAAAGTTAAATTCAGCGAGTGGAAAAAGGTATGAGTAACGGGACTACTGTAGTCAAGCGATCTGGTACAAGTGAAAAACTGGATCTTAATAAACTTCACGTAATGGTTGAAGAAGCGTGTAAAGATCTCGCAGGGGTTTCTGCTTCTCAAGTTGAAATGCAATCAGGAATTCAATTTTATGATGGCATTACAACCGCAGAAATTCAGGAGATTCTTATTCGTTCTGCTTCCGACTTGATTGA